ATAGGAGTATCAACGCTTATCAATCCCGTTTTAAGCACTACTGCTTTAGATGGCGGTAATGCTCAAACAATTCAATTTGATGTAATGAGCGCCGTTAACGGCGGAGGAGCAACAGGCTAATGGCAGTTCAAATTCAATTCCGTAGAGATACAGCGGCGGCTTGGACTGCCGCTAATCCCGTTCTCGCATCTGGCGAACTTGGTCTTGAAACCGACACATCTTATTACAAGATCGGCAACGGATCAACAGCATGGACTTCTTTGGCGTATGGTTCTATTGTGGGCACAATTCCCGATAACTCAATTACCAGCGCAAAAATTGTTGACGGTGCAATTGTGAATGCAGACATCAACGCTTCCGCAGCAATTGCCTATAGTAAATTAAATCTTACTAACTCTATTGTTGCTGGAGATATCACTGCTGGGGCTGTTACTGCAACAAAACTTGCCAATACAGCAGTTACCGCTGGTTCTTACACCACGGCTGATATTACCGTTGATGCCCAAGGTCGTATTACGGCTGCCTCTACGGGTGTTGTGGCACCGGACAACGACCAGTTCGTTCTGGCTAGACAGATTTTCTAGTAACTTATACACGGGAGACAAAACATGGCAACATTCACCAAACTGACACTTAGCGGTGGTTCAAATACCGGTCGAGCAATCAAGGTCGCGGCGACAGCAATTGGTTCTTCGCCAACCCTGATTCATACCGCTTCGGCAACCGCTGGGCACCTTGACGAGGTGTGGATTTACGCACAGAACAACCACTCGGCGGACGTTGCGTTGCGAATTGGCTTCGGCGCCGCGACAGACCCCGACGACATCATCGAATTCACGGTGAAGACCAAGGCCGGTTTGTTCCTCGTTGTCCCCGGTCTGCTTCTCAAGGGCAACGCAACTCCGCTTACGGTTGTGGCGGCAGCGGGTACCACAAACGTTATCTCTTTGTCAGGGTACGTCAACAGAATTTCATAACCCTCGCTATGGCAAATCCATTCAGGGACACATCGGGCGGTAAAAAAGTAAGCGGTGGTGCTTTGGCGCCGCGCACCAAAAAAACTAATTCAACTAATCAAGTTGATGGTTGGCGTAGGGGCGGTAGTAGTAGTAATCCACCAGTGTCGGTAGATTTTTTAGTTCTTGCTGGTGGTGGTAATGGTGCTGGTACTGGTGCTTCAGTTGGCGGCGGTGGCGGTGGCGGTGGCGGTTTTCGCAGCAGTGTTGCACCAACCGGTGGTGGCGCCAGCGCTGAAGCAAAATTAAATATTTCTGGCGGCGTTGCTTACACGGTTGTTGTGGGTGGTGCTGGCAACGTTTCCACATTTTCTACCGTGACATCAACACAGGGTGGCAACAGTGGCGGTAGCGGTAGCGCCTATGGTGCTTCTGGCGGTTCTGGTGGTGGTGGAATTATACAGCGGTGGTAGCGGCACTTCTGGTCAAGGTTATAGCGGTGGTAGTGGCGCAGGAACTCACGGACAAACTCCGTGTGGTGCTGGTGGCGGCGGCGGTGCTGGTGGCGGCGGAGGTTCTACCGGTTCTACTGGTAATGGTGGCGTTGGTGGAGCCAGTGTGACAAATAGTATTAGTGGTACAGCAGTCGCTTACGCTGGCGGAGGTGGAGGCGCCGGTCAAGGCGGCAACTACAATAGTGGATTTGGAAGCGCACCAAATCTTGGTGGCGGTGGGACCCATGGTAATGGTGGTAGTGGTTTAGTTATTATTCGTTACGAAGATTCATTTGATAATTTAATTCCTAGCGCTGGATTAACTTGGTCGCAAAGCGTCACCGGTGGTTATAAAATCTTTAGTTTTACTACTGGTTCTGGAACGGTAAGTTGGGAATAATGGCACACTACGCATTTATTGATCAACGCAACATTGTTATTAAAGTAATCACGGGCGTAGATGAGAACATCACGCAAGACGACAACGGCACACCTGTCGGCGGCTCTACCGAAGCGTGGGAACAATTCTACGAGTCGCAACCGTGGCACTCAGGGCTGACCTGCAAACGCACTTCCTACAACAACAACCCGATAGACGGCGTTTCTCGTGGCAAATATGCTGGCATCGGTGACACTTGGAACGGCACAGAGTTCGTTTCGCCTGTAGCACCAGAACCCGAATCGTAATGTGGGTCGCTATCTAACTAGGTGACTGATATAACTATAAATTATTATTTTCAATATTATAATAAACCCAATTCGATTACTATATAATTGATCTGATATAATAAAAGTATAGGATAAATAATGTCTAATTTTGGTTCACGCACACGAGTCACAACATACACTGCAGATTGGATGCCGACAGGTGATGTGACAATCACTCCTATCACGATTAATTGGCTTGTCGTCGCCGCTGGAGGTGGCGGTACGGGTCAGGGTGGTGGTGGTGGTGGTGGATTGAGAAGTTCATACGGTTCTACGGGTGGTGGGGGCTCGGTTGAGTCGACACAAACTTTGCAACTTGGCACAAGTTACAGTTGCATCGTGGGTGCTGGTGCTACTGCTTCCAACGGTGGGGATTCTACATTTAACACCGTAACTTCAACTGGCGGCGGCAGGGGTGGCCCAAGAGATTCAAGCGCAAACGGTTATAGTGGTGGTTGTGGTGGCGGTGCTGGTAATGACTCTGGTACGGGCGCAACCTTTAGCGGTGGTAGTGGAACGAGCGGTCAAGGATATGGAGGTGGCACGGGTCGCCATGTTGGCAATCAATTTGAAGGTTCTGGTGGTGGCGGCGGCGCAGGAGCAGTTGGCGGAAATTCTTCAGGTGGAACAGGTGGTAGTGGGGGTAATGGGGTAAACAATTCAATTTCAGGTTCATCGGTTGGATATTCAGGCGGCGGTGCTGCTAGGGGAAACGCTAATGGAAGCGGTGCATCATCTTACGGTGCAGGTGCGGGTGTAACCAATAACGGTTCGGCAAACACGGGAGGCGGCGGCGGCGGTTTCCCCGACACGGCAGGTGGTTCAGGTGTGGTCATTTTGCGTTACACAAACACGGCAACAATCATTATCGGCGCAGGCTTGACGGGTTCAACAGCAACTGTCGGTAGCGACAAGGTAACAACCATCACCCAAGGCTCAGGAACTGTGAGGTGGGAATAATGGCACACTACGCATTTCTTGACAGCAATAACATTGTCGTTAAAGTAATCACGGGCGTAGATGAGAACATTACGCAAGACGACAACGGCACACCTGTCGGTGGTTCAACTGAAGCGTGGGAACAATTCTATGAGAATCAATCTTGGTACTCAGGGCTGACCTGCAAACGCACTTCCTACAACGACAACATTCGCAAACAATACGCAGGCATCGGCTACACCTACGACGCTGTGAACGATGTGTTTGTTGCGCCACGACCATACGGCTCGTGGACTTTAGACGAGAATCACGATTGGCAGCCGCCGACACCGAAACCTGATGACGGCAAACAGTATGCGTGGTTTGAGCCGAACCGTCAATGGATAGAACTCATTTGATGCAGACTATTATTCAACCAGATGACTGATGTAATTATAAATTATTATTTTAAACATTATAATAAACCCAATTTGATTACTATATAACTGATCTGATATAATAAAAATGTAGGAGATAACAAATGACAACTTTTTCGAAAAGAAAACTTTCCGGTTCAACCGACGGTTTGGCGGTCAAGGTCGCAGGCAACTCGACCTCAAACGCCACGACGATTCACACCGCATATACTACTGGCACTACGGCGGGTACAGCTGATGAGGTTTGGCTTTATGCGAACAACACTTCTTCGTCGAACGTTAAATTGACCATCGAGTGGGGTACGGCCACCGCCGCCGACGGGAATATCGAGATGTCAATCACCGCCGAAGCGGGTCTTGTGCTGGTGATTCCCGGCCTGATTTTGCAGAATGCAAAAGTTGTGAAGGCGTTCGCGGCTACGGCTGATGTGATTTTGTTGACTGGATACGTCAACCAGATTTCGTAAGAGCCTGGCGATGACCAGGTTTGATAGTCGCCGCAGGGTTTCAACATACACTTCGGTTTGGATGCCGACAGGTGACGAGACTGTGAATCCTGTCGCAGGCTATTTTGGTGGCGGATATGACGGCGCCAGTTTTTCGGTTATCGACAAGATAACTTTCGCTGACGACAGCAAATCTACTTTAAGTGCCACGCTAACTTCGGCTCGTTACGGACCAGCAGGTATGGCGAACTCTGGGGTGGCGGGCTATTTCGGTGGCGGAAACACCGTTGGTGGTCTTAGTGGCAACCAATCGGGTATAGACAAAATCACTTTCCCCGCCGATACAAAAAGCACCCTGTCCGGTACTTTGACTACGGCTGTTCACTATTTGGCTAGTATGGCAAACAGCGGCACGGCTGGATATTTTGCGGGCGGAAACGGTGTGGCGACAGGAAACGGAAATGTTTCGGGTATTGACAAGATAACTTTTTCAGCGGACACGAAAAGCACTTTGTCGGCTACTTTGACTTCTGCTCGTCGTAGTATGGCTGGTTTCGCTAACTCGGGTACGGCTGGCTATGTCGGTGGCGGAAATGACGGTTCAAACATTTCGGGTATTGACAAGATAACTTTTTCTGCGGACACGAAATCTACTTTGTCAGCAAATTTGACTTCTGCCCGTCAATATTTGGGCGGTATGGCTAATTCGGGTGTCGCAGGATATTTTGGCGGCGGAAATGACAGCGGCGGAAATATTTCGGGTATTCGCAAGATAACTTTTTCGGCGGACACCGAAGCAGGTTTGTCAGCAACTTTGACTTCTGCCCGACAAGGGTTGGCTGGTATGGCTAATTCGGGTACGGCAGGCTATTTTGCTGGCGGATATGACGGCGCAAGGGTTTCTGGTATTGACAAGATAACTTTTAGTGCGGACACGAAATCTACTTTGTCGGCAACCTTGACATCCGCAAGGAGTGATTTGGCTGGTATGGCTGACAGCGGGATTTTGTGATGCGTGAAGATATCGCCCTCGATTTGGTTGACGCCGATGGTTAGGCCGTTCAGTCCACGCATGCGAGTCGGCACTTATACGAGTGCTTGGATGCCGACAGGTGATGAGACGCCAAATAACCCGCCAGCAACTGTTGATTTCCTTATTGTGGCAGGCGGTGGTGGGCCAACTTATCCTGGTGGAGGTGGTGGTGGTTTTAGGACATCTGCTGGAACTTCAGGGCGAAACTCAGCGGCGGAATCTGCTATAACTATTGTTAAAGGTGTGGTATATACGGTAACTGTTGGTGCGGCAAATGGT